ACTGGATTAGACAAGCTAACGCCTCCTTACTTAGGCCACGGCAAACGCCTAGTTGATTTCTATGATCGCGGTGGCGCTAGCTGGATTTGGGAACTGGACAGTAAAATCACCTGAAGTGGCTGTTTTATCGCCACCAAAAGCTACCGCCATAACAGCTTCGTTAGAACTGTTCTTATAAATCAGCGCTCCGTTCGCCGTGAGAGTAACTCCAGAAAATGTTTCGTCCGCAAAATCCATCTGGGCAACATCACCACTCAAAGCGGGTGTGACATTAGTCAGAGTACCGCCGCCAGAACTGTAGCTCGTGCCGGTCGTTGTGACTTCATGTGTGCTTGTTGGATCAGCCGATGCACTCGTAGGTGCCGCATAAGCCGTTGTACTTTTATTCAGTGTCGCGGAGGACGTGAACAGTGCAAGCTTATATGTGTTACCACCTGATGAACTAAAATTATGAACGCCTTTAAGGATATCAGTCTTGAAGACGTTGCAAATTGCGTTTGTGATTGCCATTACAGCCTCTTGATAATCTGCGCCATGTCTTCATGACCTTGGCTCTTAAATAGATTATACAACGTAGTTCGCTCTGATTTTTGGGCTTGTTCAAAGTATCCCACCAACAAGACGCGCAATCGTTCCTTAAAGGCTTCTGCTTGCATCCTGATGATTGGATCTGCACCAGATGATATATGCATTATTTTTTCTACAGCCAATCCGGCAAGTTCTTCTGGGTTGAGTCCTCGATTGGATGTCGCAACTATAGTAGGCGTCCCTACTAGGGTATCGGATGTTTCAGAAATACTCATGTGACCTGTGGTCGTGGCTCGTTGTTCCTGTAAGTGTCTCTTCTGAGACGACCCTCACCAAGGACCATTAACTGCGAGACCGCCTCCTCGTATCGTTGCCCATAAAGATTGATTAAGTCAGCTTCGCCTTTCATGAAGGTGTAGGCCTCAATCAATGAGCCATATAGTAATGCAGTCTCTGCGTTATCTCCATACCAGCTTGTAGAAGACGTGACGATTGATGGTGGGTCATAGTAATAAGCCAACTGGACTGTGTAGCCTGTATCGGGCGTTGGTGCTACAACTATAGATCCATCGCTGAACTGACCATAGTACTCTGGCAATCCTTGAGTCGCTGTTGCTGGATACGCCTCCCTTATGAAGTTCACATCTTTAGGTAGAAGATAGTTAAAGTTACTTGACCCATCTAAGACAGCAATAGAGGCCACTGCAAGAAAGTCAGTGGGCTTGGATAGAAATCTGTTGCCCGCTGTAAATGTGCCTTGGGATGTCTTCCTTAACTCAGGGATGATGACAGAACGGTTCAGGCGCTCTTCTGCCTGACGAACAAAAACAGGAATATTGTTAACGAAAGTTGTCTCTTCGTTCTCTGTATAGTCCTTGATCGCTTGAGTCAGCTCTGAGTAATTCATCACGAATCCTGATATAGATTATTGAATGTTATGTCTGGATCAGTATAACTCGAATGTCCCTCTGCTGAATGGGTATATTGACTAGGCGTGAAATCTGGTGCGCCCTCGCCTGTGCGCCACAGGGCAGGTGACGTTGCTCTGACTCGATTGTTGGGCAGTGCAACGATATTACCAGTCCAAGGACCTTCAGTAAGATAGAGCACATGCGATTGCTTATGTTGATCAGGAGAGTCGGCAATCTCGTGGTCCGTGTAATCTACAGTGAACATATATCGAGCCTCGTAAAACTCGCTGTTAATTTTGGCGACCCACGGACTAGAGCTAACCCTATCCATGACTATGACTGAGTGATTCCTAGACTCACAGTCCCACGGCTGACACAAATGATCCTCCATCCGGTCAGGCCACTCATTTAAATGTATATCAGCGACAAGAGCTTGGATGGGCATCCTTGCCCACATTGCTCCTCCGTGAACATTTTCACCGCCTTCCGAGTCAATCTCACATCCTGTGAAAACAACTTGGAAGCTCAGAGATCTGTCTGGAATTGTGTTGACTGCAAAAGCCAACGCATGAATGAACTCACCATGATAATCCTGATGATTACAGGTGAACTCCTTACGCACCCAGCACTTGAAGCTGGGCACGTTGGAGATTAAATACGGCATTAGCCACCCCGAGTGAACTTCTTTCCTTTTGTTGCCGCACCTGTACCGCGAGCAACTCCACCCTTGGAGTATCCCTTAGTTTTCTTCATAGCGCCACCTTTAGCGTATCCCTTGGTCTTCTTGGCCATGCCGCCCCCAGCCATCTTACCCTTGCCGTCAGCCGCAAAGAATGGAACCTTCTTGCCACCCTTATCGACCATTTTGAGCTTACCGCCCTTAGCCATACCTTTCGTTTTCTTCTTCATGCCACCCTTGGCATAACCTTTTGTCTTCTTCATCATTGCTTCTTCTCTCCAAAAAAGTGCATGTGAACTTTTATGATATTACTATTGTAACAGCGCCCGCCGTTACGTGTAGTGGATCTGGTGGCCCGAATGGTTCTAATGTTTCTTGGTCGAGCGCTGGATACTTGAATGTGACCGGCTCAATTTTCCGCTCTGGTCTGGGGTCGCGTAGAGCTTGAGGGTCATTAATCCTAATCCGACCAAGGAAGTTTTGTGGCTGATCTGGATCAACCACATCGAAACCAACTTTGAATCCTGTTGGAATGCCATTTCTGATCTCTGTTACTAACTGACTGAGTGGATACCTGAACCCAGTCTTATCACAAAACCCGAAAGCTTTCTTGGCCTTTGCATAAACGGCCATCAGCCACCCGCCCCATAAAAAGTATTGAACGGAACAAACTGTATGCTTGATGTTTCCCTATCTTCCCCTGCGGCTAACTCGAACTGAAACTCATATTCCTGCTTGAGAGCAGAAACTCTTTCAGCTACCTCTGGTCTCTTCATCGCAACGTAGTAGGCAAGCCCTGCAACCAAGCAAGGAACGAATCGCGGAGGCATGTCAGCCGTACCCGTAACGCCCGAGCTAATGCTTTCGATTCCACGCAAACGGAAATACGAAAGAGTATAAGACTCAGTTGAATCCGGCACAGGCCACAGCGTAACAGTCGTTGACGTTGCCAAGCGCCTAATGAACGCTTGTACGGGCCGTCCTGTCGTGTTCTTATTAGTTTGTTGAGAATACGTAGATACACTCACTCTCTCCACATTCTGATCTATTTGATTCGTACCAGATCCTGTACGTAGTGTCATCTCAATTACGTCTACAGTGTCGGTAGGGAACGTATAGGTTTCCGTCCCAGAAGAAAGGCTAATAGTTCCGGGCTCAATAGTCCACAGATTCAGACCCCTGTTTTGCCATTCAAGGGTTAGGAGGTTCAAGGACCGTCTTATAGTCTTGAGATCATAACCAGAACGCATCTCAAGTCCTGCTCTCTCATAAGCTTCCTCGAATATCTCTGGCAGATCAGGCGTTATAACAGCCATTACTTCTTCCTATACGTTTTTGTTTTCTTGGCAACCTTCTTAGGCTGTGACGAAAACTGTTTGCCCTTTTTGGTGTCTGTTCGTTTCTTGCGACTCGTAGCCGCATATTCTTTTGATGAAAGAGCCTTGATAGCTTTCTCCGGTAGATAGCGCTCCCCTGTAGCTTTCGAGCCTTGTGTAGATGGCTTGCCACTCTTGGTACGCCACTTTTGCTTTGTCCAACTGTCGAGTGATTTCTGGGACGCTTTCTTGGCCATTAGTCGCGGTAACCTCCGCCTGCTTTCTTGTAGCGTTGAGCGAGCATCTGAGCTTTTCTTGCGCTCCATTGACCCGGCTTGCCTCCTTTTCCGCCTGCCTTGATCTCATTAAAGAGTCGCTTGCGTAGTGTGGGCTTTGTATAGTTACCGGCTTCATTGACCTTGCTCTTTGCCTTCTTCTTTACTTTACCACCTTTGGCCATCTTGCCAGTGAGCTGTTTAGACATACTGCTACGATTGATCATTGTTTAACTCCGCTATTAAACGCTCCGCTTCCTCGATGGGAGAAAGCTCAAAGTACTGGAAGTCTTCATCCGAGACAGGCGTACCCGTAGGCATTTGAGCGCCAATCAACGCCATGATCTCTTCCTGCTCTCTCCTTGCCTCGTCCATCTGGGATATTGGTTCAAGGTATTCAGGTGCATAACCTGCATTGACTAGATCCGCTAATCCCTGAGCCACATCGTTCGACAACGTATATGAACCGAACAGTTCTTCCGGCCTGAATGGGTCGGTGACCGTAGGGGTATCGTACTCAAACGGATCTTGGCCCTCGAAGGGATTGTACTGTAAAGAGTCTCCAAACAATCCGCTGTACGGTGATGCTACGTAAGACGGAGCGGTTTCTGTTGGAGTGGAGGTGTCATCGCCGCCACCGCCCGTCACAGGCACTACTGGATCTGGTTCATCTGGATAAAACACTTCATCACCAACGAATGGATCCTCTTCATCATCGTCCGAATAATCTATTTCATCGCCAACAAACGGGTCGTCAGGTTCAGGCTCGGGCTCAGGGTATGGAATCTCTATATCCGCTACGATGTCATCGATGTCTTCAGGCTCGACAGCGATCTCATCACCTACAAACGGTTCATCTGCTTGAGAAAACGTATCACTGGTAAGCTGTTTGAAGTCTGTTTCAGGCGCTTCCTCTGGTATGGGTAACTCGTCAATAATTGGAATCGTGTTAGCTACATCACCCTCATCAAAATCAACGCCGCGTATCTCGCTGGGGTCAAACTGTTTTGACAGGTTCTCTATAGGTCCATACACGCGAGTAAACTTACCGTTTACATACGTGTCCACATACGGCTGATCTCTTTCGTCATCCCCAATGTTGAAGTTCCTAGTGTTCAGCTCTCCCGTGTTGGGACTGATATAAGAAACTCTCTCATCGAGCGTGATGTCATCTACATCGCCATAATCGAACTCAGGATCGTAGGTGCCCTCCTTGATTGCCTGAGCGATTTTAGGAAACTCTTTAGATATCCCTTCAAGTATTAAACTGCCGGGAGTTGGTACAGATAAAACCGCATTGATGAGATCATTTATCGTGGTTGAGACTACATTACCTTCGGGGGCAATCTCTTCACCAACGAAAGGATCTGTGCCGCTGGGGTCGCCAAACACGTCATCGTAGTCATCATAGGTATCTGTCGGAATAGCGACCTCATCCCCAACAAAAATATCCTCTGGCTCAGGCGCCGGTAATGTCTCATCATCTGCATCATCCGAATCATAAGACGTGACCTCAGGGACATTGACTTCTACAGGGATTTCTTGTTGATAGGTCTGGGAGCCATCCCCAAACTCTGCTGTACCTTCGCCCCTTATCTCTGCAAGTAACTCTTCGGTATCGAGGGCGTTCGGGTCTGTTATATCTCTCGGTGGGGTTTCAAACTCAGGCTCGACCTCAATCTCAGCCTCAGTTATTGATGAATCGGACTTATCTGGTGCTTCCGCGGCCAGCTCATCCAAAGTTAGCCCGACAATGCTTTTAGTAAAATCGTCTATTTCATCAACAGTCTTACTGCCTAGCTCTTCTCTAAGATTTTGGATAACGTCTGGCTGGGTCGAGTCCATTGTCACCTTTCTATCGAAAGGACCCTTGTTTTTATATGCTTCAACTGCGTTATCTATTCTTGCCTCTTTAGTAAAACCCCGATCAATATCATCAAGTGCTTTTTCGATTTCTGCATCCGTCAGCGTACCTCCAACATCTCCCTCATCGAACTCATCTTCTAAGTCATCAAAGTTAAGATTAGCTATGGAGCCTAGTTCTTGTTCTAGGCCTGATACGTCATCACTGACAAGAGAATCAATAAATTCTTCAGCTTCATCCCCAGTGATTGAATCACTGAAATCTATCTCATCACCAACAAAATCATCGATGATGTCATCTACGATATTGTCAATCTCTGAATCTGTGAGATCTACCTCGTCACCAACAAACGTATCATCATCATTGTCACCTCTAGAGGACTCATCATCGCTGTCGGTATCACCGGTGTCCCCGTCATCAAATCCTGCGTCATCAGACCCACCCGTGTCACCAGTATCACCGTCATCAAATCCGGCGTCATCATCATTGAAGCGACCACCATCATAGTCATCATAGCTGTCGGATTTACTGCCGCCACCGCCGCCACCGCCGCCACCGCCGCCATCATCACCGAAGCAATACATCGTCCTGATAAATAAGTCATCAAGTGAGTCAGGACTTAGCGATGGACATATTGATTTAAACTTCATTGGTCAAGACCTTCTTGTAGTAGATGCCACCTTTCTTAAAACCGATGTGGTTGCAAAACCCATCCCACCGATTGAGGTTGTCATCAACAAACGATGTAGGAGTGAATGACATCTGGACTACACCGTGACTTACGCACCATTTTTCCCACTCCTTAAAAAAGTTTAACGCAATCCGAGGTGACTTGTGCTCTGGAAGCAGAAAAAATAATTCTTCACTGGAAAGACTTTGACTTGAGTTCCAAGGTGGATGATGCTTACCCGCAACAAAAAACCCTATGACTTCAGAGTCTTTCTCGCACACCATCCATAACTTGTTTTTGTTCTTGATACCGTTCAGGGTGTACAACAATGCATCTTTAAAATTGTAAGTTGTGACATCACCAAACTGGCTGAGCCTGTGAAACAAAAAGGCTATCTTCACAATAGCCTTCGCATCATCCTTCGTAGCCAGTCTAATCATTCAAATTCTCATTGCGCCCAGTAACGCCAATCATCACCACTTAACTTTATGGGACCAGTACTTTGCGCTGAGTTTGCTGGAGGGTTTTCCTTGGGCATTGTGCCTTGCATAGTATGACTTTTTACGTGCCTTATCTTTCGCTGTCTTCGGGCTTTTCCCTGCACCCTTCACCCCCTGTTGACCGAAGCGGACAAGCTTATACTTGTCCCCTTCTTTTGCCATGACCACATGAGATTTAGTTTTATGACTCGGGGTCTTCTTGGGCTTATTAACACCGCTCAGCCCAAGCTCCTTCATCTTACTTTTAACTCTTTCTGGAGCGGCCACAATACCTCCTACGATAGAAAGAATGTAACGGAATCGCAAGCCGTTAAATCAAGATATACATCTGTCTCAAACAATATTCCATTGTCAGGGATGTTTACCGTGATCACATCGGATGTTGTAAACGCCATAGAGAGCCGGGTTGTCCCACTGGCACCGCCATCTTTGACGACAATAGCAGGACTCCCAGAACTCGCTGTCGTGGCAACGATCTGACGTACTCGCGATCTCTGCCCAAATATTGTGCCGTCACTTGTTCGAGTAACTGCAAATGTATCAGACATTGCCATGATCTACCCCTTACGCAATCGTAGCGCCGTTGTTTCCGACAACCACCCAGCCTGCTGAACCGTAAACGAGAACAACACCGTCTCCAACGTCATTGAACGTGAGGGTTGTACCGCCAGCAAGAGTTGTTGGAGTAAGAGTTCCATCACCACCGTCAGTGACCATTGTAATGATCTTAACCTGACCTGTCGCGCCATTAGCTAGCGTGAGTGCGTTCGCTCCTGTGGTGGTCACCTCTGTGATCAGATCAGTGATATTAACTGCACCAGCGCCAGACAGTGACTGAACGCTACCTGTGATGATATCTGAATATGTGGTACCTGTGGTAAACGCTCCTGTCGTTGCGTTCTTTGTTACAGATACGAATCCGTTTTCGGAGCGGACTGCCCCATTGAAAGTTGTATTAGCCATGAAAATCTCCTGTCTTGGCCAGTGTCAAAAAGTGCACATGCACCTTTTGTCAGGATGAAAAAAGGGAGGCCGAAGCCTCCCCTTTATTGTATCAGGAAAAGATTCCTGATTAAGACGCACCGGGCGATCCGAAGATTCCTAGTGGGTCTGAAACACCGAAGCTGTAACGCTCGCGAGCTTTGTAGCGAACATTGCCAGTATCGAAGTCACCGTCCATAGACGTTTGCATTGGAGTACGCTCGAAGTGCTTCATTCCGTTAGGAACGTCTGTCACTAAGAAGAAGGCATCGCTGTCAGTCAAGTAGTGATTAACGCGATATCCCTCTGGGATAGACCCATTGTTACGCAATGCGTTTGTGTCGTTGTC